TGAATATCAATACTATATTGATAATGCCACGTCAGACAGGTAAAACTATAGGTGCTGCTGCTTTCTATGCTTATGTGTATAACTTCCGTACTACTAACACACAGATTAGTTTGTTAAACAAAGAAGCTAAAGATACACGATTAAATCTATCTCGTATTAGAGATATACGAGATCTGTTTCCTTCTTATCTTAGATTCGATGCTAAATTCTCTGAAGTAAATGGTAAGAAAGTACAGGTTCCTAATACAGCTACATTTATGGAGAATGCTGTAAACCATAATAAACTAAAGACTTATTCTAGAGCTAAGAATGAAATGGCTGCAGCTAATATGCTACGTGGTCAAACTTTCCCATTATTATGGGCAGATGAGTTTGGCTTTATAGCATTTATGAAAACTATCTATGGTAATATGATACCAGCAATGAGTAAAGCTACAGAGATTGCTAAAAAGAACAATGTTCCTTATGGTATTCTTTATACTACTACTCCTGGGTTCTTAACTACCGATGAAGGAAAGTATGCATACGAGATAGTAACTAATGCTACTCCTTGGAATGAAGCATGGTATGATCTAGACTTCTTTAGTATAATCAATATCATCTCTGGTAATAGAAGATCTAAGTTCGTGTTTATACAGTATACGTATCAACAATTAGGCCTATCTGAAGAATGGTTCTACGAGAGGTGTCTTGAAGAAAACTGGGATTGGACTCTAATAAGAAGAGAGTATCTATTAGAGTGGTCTGATGAAGCAGAGAATTGCCCGTTTACTAAAGAAGAACTAGATATCATAGCTAAGTTCTGTAAAGAACCTAAAAAGACTGTTCTTATCTTTGGTAAATATGAATTAAAGATCTTTGATGAGATACCATTGAAATCTAATCTAGTTCCTCTATATCCGCCTATTATCGGTGTTGACCCAGCTGGTGGTGTTAGTAGGGACTGGAGCTGCATTACTATCATAGATTCTAAAACTACTCGTGTATTTGCTGAATTGAGATGTAATACAATCTCTCTTATAGAGTTCGCTCGAGTTATTGAATACATAGTCTTGAATTTAGTTCCTAACGCCGTGGTCAATATCGAAAGAAATGGAGTGAAAGTGCTCAGCATAAAGAGTGATCTTTATGTTTCAACAGAGTTAATTGCTTTTAAGATGGTTAAGCCTTACTACTACAACGTGATCTGTAAAGATGAGCGTGATAGTTTAAGAAGTGTAAGGATTCCATTGTTTAGCAGCGAAATATCTTATATAAGATATACGTTCAACGATCAGCCTTTGACGAAGGCGGCTTAATGCCTTAATGTAGAACCTCAAGCTAATGGAGGAAGAAAAATCCTGGCCTCATATATAAATATGAGGATGACATATGATCTACTCACGTACTGTAATGGTAGTGCATTGGAATTGACCAAGCGATATACGTTGCGAATATATCGAAATACATAGGGACTTGGCCTTTCTGTTATAGGTAAACTAAAAGAGACTAAAGTAAAGCGTAATCTATATTATGAGATTAAAGATAAGGTAGTAGAAGAAACTACTATTAATGGTAGAGTAGTAAGATCTAATAGAAAGACTAAAGTATATGGTCTAGACTCTAGTCATCATGTAAGAGAGAATCTTATAGAGTTACTAAAAGAGCGTGTAAATCTACATAAAGACAAGTTTATATCTCCCACATTGCATAAAGAGATGACTGGTCTAGAGATTAAACGTAATGGTAAAGTAGAACATTCTGATCTTACACATGACGATCAGATATTCTCTTATCTAATGGCTCTATATGTATGGTATGAAGGAAAGAATCTAAGAGAGTTATATGGTATAGAGAAGTCTGCTATACAGACAGAAGAGTCTATAGATGATATAGTAGAACTAGAAACCGCTAATGGTAAAACAGATAGCGATCTGCTTAAACCTATGGCCGCTGTAAATAGAGATACTAATGAAACAGAGACTAATAGATTGGAAAACCAGCTACTAGGTATGGAGAAAGCTAAAGGTATGGTTTTCTCTGATTTCGTTAAGCATGTACGTAAACAGGAAGATGAACACTTACGAAATATGCTACGGAATCCTGTAGCTAAAGAAGCATATGCTAGGCACTATGGTGTAGCTCCTGATATGGTAGATACAAATATAGGGCAAGATGGATATACTGAAAATGAAATGAGTCTTCCTACTTCTTTATTCTTAGACTTTAATAAGTCTGGAGAAGAGATGGATGATATGTCTATCTATAGAGAAGTACAATATATGAATGAGGAAGAACAGAGAAGAAAAAATAGAAACGCTGTATTTGAAGACGATAGTGTACACTAAAAAAATAATACGGGGACTACATATAGTAGTCTCCGTATTTTTATTCATATAAAAACTACACGTTGAGGTTTATTTTTGTTTTCTTCTGTCATTTCTAGATATGTTTCATATAGACTTAGATCTTTAAATCTATATGCTACTTCTTTGTATTCCTCTTTATTCTCTGGTATATCTATTAGATTATCATGGTCTTTCTTAAAACAATCAACCACTTTTTTAATCAAATCATTTACATACCATTTTCTATCATAGTATTTATCAGCATAGTAACTTTTAAGGGATTTATTCTTTCTATATTCTAGTATATCGTCATATAGTTCGTCAAGTTCTGATGCATCATTATCATCTAGATAATAGCCAAAACTAAACATTCCGTATCCAGCTTTAGAATATACTACTTTCATTTTATCATAAATCTCCTTGCTTCTTTCCTGACTTTATTAAAATCAAGTAAATGTGATTTAATAAATTGTAAAGCATTATACGATTTAAACACTGGCATAAACCTAGGAAACTCAGGTCCTAATGTTCCTAATCTTCCTCTACTATGCTCTATCTCATATTTATTAAGTTTAGCCCTGATATCTTCTATTAGCATAGTCATCTTATGTCTTAAACTACAAGGCTTACTTATAAAATCATCTTGCGATGCAAATAGACCTTTTTCTTTTCTCACATAATCAATGATACTTAAATCTGCAGGATCTGCTATCATGTATTCAGCAATATTATACTCTGCTATAGTACTATGAGGGTCACGGCTTAGCATCAAAGATTTAAAAACTACTAAGAAATATTCACAGGCAGCTTTTGCAGCATCATTTGGTGTTTCAAATGGACCATGAACATCTCCAATACCCTTAGCAAAATAATTCCATATATACCAATTACCATCTTTATCACTTTTAAATATAGGAAATACGTGTCCATATGGTATATTCTGATGAGTTACACTAGCATACATAATATATACAAACTTATAGTCCATCATCTTTTGTTGAAAATACTCTCTCATAAAAATAGAGAAATCATGGCAACCACCCATTTTCATTTCTATAATTGTTTCTGGCCAATATATTAATTTAAAATGAGCTTCTGGCTTATCTGAGATTTTATTAGCTATAAATGTGCTCATCATAGCTAAAGGATTTGGAACACTTCTACATATTTCATAAAAAGTGCTCACTCTGTCAATAATTTGATAATTCAATGCTGGATTACTACTATTAAAATCAGGGAATGCTATTAGAAAATTTCCAGTTCCTCCAGCTTCTTGCATAGTATACATATTATCTCCTCCATATAAAAAGTTATAATCTAGTAATATACTTAATTGTCCTCCTTTCTATATCTATAGTATACAATCATATTTTATATTACAAATTAAGGCGTTTAAGAACACCATTATAAGTGAAATGTATAGTACTTATAAAGGAGAGTATCAGTATGCTAGATTTTCTTATTAATAACAAAGAGTATGAAATCCAAGCTAACAATCAGTTAGCTACTATTCTTTCTCAATTTGATGCTGATTACATTATTGATGTAATTGATGATACTATGACTAGAAGACTGAATAGCTTTGAACTTGTACCTGCTCCAAATGCTGTAGAAGCATTTGAGAATAATTTTAAAGCTCTTAAAGAAATATATCCTTTTGATCTTGCTAATATAGAAGATACTCGTCATACTGCTTATAGAGAGGTTATCCGTATTATTAGTACTAGGTTCAATCT